AGTTTTACTTCGCCGATCGGCCCACCGAGCGTGGCGAGGCCAACCGCTCATCGGCGCACATCATCTTGATCGCCAAGGACTACGACGGTTGGCAAAACCTGCTGAAGCTGTCGAGCCTCAGCTACGCCGACGGTTTCTATTACAAGCCGAGGATCGGCATCGAGTGGATGCGCCAGCATTCGCATGGGCTCATTTGTTTGACGGCGTGCCTTGGCGGCGTGCTGTCGCGGGAAGTCTGGAGGGAAAGAGATGAGAAAGTCTGCATGGGCGTCGCCGACCGATTCAAGCAACTCAGCGCCATCTACGGGAGCGACCTCTACGTCGAATTCCAAGGGCACGCAAGCGATGATCAATCGTTTGTGCATCGAGCTTTCCTCAAACGGCTGGCTCCGCTCCCTGGCTTCCAAGCCGTCGTCACCAACGATTGTCATTACATCGACAAAGCTCACGCCAACGTCCAAACCCTTGTAAAAGCCTCAGCCTTCCGCAATGCAGAGGCGGCGGCGAGCTATACTTCGTTCGACTCGCTCTGGCTGAAGAAGCCTGGCGACGTGCTCGACGGCTTCACGCAAAACCACGAGTACCTGTCGCGGCGCTTCGTCGTCGATGCCATGCTGAAGACCGAAGAGATCGTCGAGAAGTGCAAGGGCTTCGAGATCCCGAAGCGGCGCTATCTGCCAACCTTCCACACCGGCGACGGCACGACTTCAGCGCAGCTCTTCAAGGAGCTGACGACGACGGCGCTCGCTGCCTGGCTGCGCGACGACGAGTTTGCGCTGCGCTACGCCACCAAAGAAGAGTACGTTGAGCGCTTCAAGAAGGAATACCGGGTGATCATGAAGCATAAGCTTCACGACTACTACCTGATCGTCTGGGACATCATTCAGTTTGCCAAACGTCAGAAGATCTACACCGGCATTGGCCGGGGATCGAGTGCCGGCTCGCTGATCGCCTTCCTGCTCGACATTACTAAACTCAACCCGCTCCAATACAAATTGCTCTTCGAGCGCTTCGTCAACGACAACCGCGCCGAAAACGGCGAGCTGCCGGACATGGACCTCGACTTCGAGTCGGCCCGGCGCGGCGAGGTGAAACAGTACGTCTTCGACCGTTACGGCACCGACCGCGTCTGCGAGATCGGCACCTACGGCCGGATGATGCTGAAGACCGCCATTGTGGACTTCGGCAAACAGTTTGGTTTCAACCAGCGCGACCTGCTCAACATCACCACGACGCTCGGGCTCGACAAAACGGATGCGCAGAATCTCGACGCAGCGATGGAGGCCAGCCCGCGCCTGAAGACGATGATGGAGGACAACGAGGAATACCAGTTTGCCGTCCGCAGCGTGAACGGCCAGCTCAAGACGCAGTCGATCCACCCGGCCGGCGTGCTGATTAGCTCGGAGCCGCTGGCGGCGGTGACGCCGCTCAAGACGCAAAAGACGAGCAAGGTGGCGGTCAAGAAGAAGAAGGGTGAGGAGCCCGACCGCGTGATCGTGACGCAGGCCGAAGACAAGTACGTGATCGCGCAGGGCCTCGTGAAGATGGATCTGCTCGGGCTGAAAGAGTACGACATTTTCAAGTACGTCGTGGAGCACGCGCCGACCGGCATGACGGTCGATAACTACATCGACGAGATTCACTTTAAAGAGCTGCGCCATCCGGACGCCGCCGTCTGGGAGATGTTCAAGACGGGCAGGACCGAGGCGGTCTTCCAGTTTGGCAGCGACGGCATGAAGCAACTGCTCATCGACATGAAGGCCGACAACCTCGCCGACATCATCGCCGCCGTGGCGCTCTACCGCCCTGGCTGCCTCGCCAACAACTGGCACACGCGCTACTACTCCCGGAAGCACGGCGAGGAAGAGGTGGACTACCCGCACGCGCTGGTCGAGGCGACGCTTGGCGACACCTTCGGCGTGCCGGTCTATCAAGAACAATTCATGGAAATCTTTCACCTGCTCGGTGGCATCTCGCTGGTGGACGCTGACCTCATCCGCTCGGCTCTCGGCAAGAAGGACGAGGCGAAGCTCGCCAAATTCCGCGAGCGCTTTGTGGCCGGCGCCACCGAGCACGTCGGCGCGGAGAAGGCGGCCGAGATCTGGGACCAGCTCAAGCAAGCAGCCGGCTACACCTTCAACCGCAGCCACTCGGCCGTCTATGGTTTCGTCGCCTACATCAGTCAGTATTTCAAGGTCCACCATGCGCCCTGGTATTGGGCGGCGGTGATTCAGTGGAACGCCTGGAAGAAAGAATGGGACGAGCTGCTGGTCAACAAGCGCGCTGCCGCCGCCATGGGCGTGCATCCGCGCCTGCCGGACGTGAACCTCTCGGGCGTGGGCTTCGTCGTCAGGCAGGTGGAAAGATCGGCAAAGAGATCGGCAGAAAGCGACTTCACCGGTGAAGTTTCGGAGCCAGTTTATCAACCGGTCTGGTCGCTTACCGGCATCAAAGGGATCGGCAAGAAGACCGCTGAAGCGATCGTCGAGTGCCAGCCGTTTGCCTCGATCGAGGACTTTTATCAGCGGGTGAACGGCTCGAAAGTGAAATTCCCCAACATTCTCAGCCTTATCTATGCCGGAGCCTTCGACTCCCTTGGCGACCGTTGCGACATGATTCGGTGGCTTTACAGCCAAAAACGGCTTAAGGGTAAGAAGCTTCCCAGCCTGACGCCGCAGGCGCTTCTCGTCGAGTATCACCGAGCCGTCGGTTTCTTCGAGCAACGCCTGCGCAATGTCTTTCCCGAGATCAGCCCGCATTGCTTCAGCGAGCGCGAGGTGATCGACACCTGTGCCGGGGAGGCGGTGCTGATAGCGGGCATGGTGAGCGAGGTGCGGGCGATCAAGACACGCAAGGGCGACATGATGGGGCGCGTAGTGCTGGTGGACGCCGATGAGCGGCTGGACGTGACGTTCTTCCCGGATCAGTGGAAGAAGTACCGGACCATGCTGCGCGAGGGCGCTGTCCTTCAGGTGGCCGGCTTCAAGTCGGACTACGGCGGGCGCCAGAACCAAGTCGAGGCTGAAGAGGCCGAGCGCGTCGATGAGCCTGCTGCCTAACGTCGTATAAACGGTTGGACTTCACAGGGGCAGGAATGAAAGAGCTGGTCATAGAGATTGATGGCCTGACGCCGGGCCATCCGGTCACGGTCGCCTTGAAGGCGGACCTCACCATATCAGCGGACCTGAAACGCGAGGTGACGGTCACGGCCGCGCACTTCGGCTACTACGCCGTGCTCGCCGAGAAAGCCTATGCGCGCATGAAGCGGACGAAGCTCGCCTTCGAGATCTGGTCGTCGGGCGTCGAGGCCGGCATCTACGACCGCATCAAGGCCGACACCGGCAAGGCGCCGAAGACGGTCAAGGACGTGACGCGTGAGCTGATGAAAATCCCGAAGTACCAGGCGTACCGCCTGCGCATCGAGGAGTACGAAGAGCACGCCAACATTTTGAGAGCGATCGCCAAAGCCTTCGAGCACAAGAAGGATCTGGTGCAGACCATGGCGGCCGACCGGCGCAAGGAAATCACTTGATCGAGCGCTTTATGGCGAAGGTGCAAAAGTCGAAGGGCTTCAATGGCTGCTGGCTTTGGACTGGTGCGACTTCGGATTCAGGCTATGGTTGGTTTGGCGTAAGTGGCAGCGGGAATACGCGCTCGGCTCACCGGGTGAGTTATGAGTTGCACGTCGGCCCGATTCCAAATGGCCTGCACGTTTTGCATCACTGCGACGTGCGCCATTGCGTGCGGCCTGATCATTTATGGCTTGGCACTCGGAGCGACAACATGCAAGACATGCTCGCCAAAGGCCGTGATTGGTATTTGTCCGGCGAGGACAACGGCAACACTCGTGTGAGTGACGCGCTCGTCCGGGAAATTCAAAGAGGCGATAGGCCACAAGTTTATTTTGCGCGCAAGTACGGGATACCGAAGGCGACCGTGTCGTATTGTAAGAATCACCGCATCGTGAAGGAGCTGTCGTAATGGCACTGAAAGTCGTGAGCGAAGCGAAGAAGAAAGAGCCCGCCAAGGCTGCCGCCCCGAAGAAAGAGCCGGCGGTCAAGGCGGTGCCGAAGGTCAAGGACAACCCGGCGGCGAAGCACGCTGATCCAAAGAAGGCCGCTCCGGCTGCCGCAAAGGCCCCTGCCGCTGCGCCGAAGGCGGTCCCCAAGGAGTTGCCACCCGTCGCCACCAAGGCCGTCAAAGAGGCCGAGGTCGTTGCCGGCAAGGTCGTCAAAGAGGCCAAGGTCGTCGAGGCGGGCGGCAAAGCCGTGGTGATGAAGAAAGGCGACACGTCGCTGCTCGGTGAGACACGCGAGGCGTATCGCAACTTTCAATTCTCATGGTTCCAGTTTGCGAAGAAGGTCAAGACGGTGCAGGACACCGACGAATGGATCAAGGCCGGCTACGAAAATTTCAAAGAGTATTGCCTCGAAGAGTTTCCCGACGTGGCCTACACCACGATCTTGAAATTCATCAAGGTCGTTGACTCGATGGGTCAGGCGCTCGACCAGCGGCTCATCAAGTCGCCGTCCGACGGGCTGCCGGCCTTCACGACTTGCTACGACTTCCTGACGCATCAGGACCGCATCCCGAAGGACGAGGTGCCGAAGATCCGCAAGGCGATCATCGAGGGCAAGCTGACGCGCCACGAGATGATGGAAAAGGTGGAGCCCTTCATTCAAAAGGGCAACGCCAAGGACGACAAGCGCCGGGCCGCTGAGGCGAAGAAGATCGACGCCGCCGTTGCCAGCGACGTGAAGCCGAAGTCGCAGAAGGTCGTGCCGATCAAGCCGGAGCAGTCCCCCGAGGCGAAGGCCGAAGTCGATGCGCTCGACGAAGACGGCGACCTGACGCCCGACATTGACAAACAGGTGCTCCAGTTGCTCGAACGGGTCACATACCTCAACGACAACCTGCCGCTGATCACGGCCGCGCTCACGACGCAGAGCCTCCCTGTCGTAAAACTTGCCGAGGCGCTCGAAAAATTGAACGAGCACTGCGACAAATACCTCGATAAAGCCAGCGAAGTCTGAACCTCAAGGAGATGGCATGAGTCTGTTAGCGAAACTGAAGAAGCACGGCGAGAAAGTCCGCGAAGAGCAGGCCACCCGACGCTTCGACGACAACCCCGACACCTTCAAACCGCCGGAGGGCGACAGCGCCATCCGCATCCTGCCGCATTGGGACGCCGACCGCCGCAGCGACGGCGAGAGCTTCTTCTTTGTCCGCCGCATGATCCACTTCATCCCGCAGCAGAAGAGCGACGGCTCGGGCACCTACAACGGCCCGATCGCTTGCCGGCAGATGTTTGGCAAGCCGTGCCATGCCTGCAAGGCCGTCGAGAAACTGCGCAAGGCGAAGCTGAAGCAAAAGGCCGGCGACATCAAGGCGACGGAGCGCTACCTCTACAACATCATCGACTACGGCGAGAAGGGCTCGCGTGAGCCGGCGGTGATGGTCTACACGGCGCCGCCGTCCATTCACGCGGAGATCCTGGCCTGGCTCGACGACCTCAACGAAGAGTTTTGGGATCTGAAGGCCGGCCGCGACTGGAAGCTGACGAAGTCCGTCGATAAGAAGAAGGGCGCGCAATTCGGCACGCGCTATAAAATCAAGCCGAGCCTCCAGCCGTCGGCGGTGCCGAGCAAGATGCTCAAGGGCCTCGACGACAAGCTCACCAACCTCGACGAAATGTGGAACAAGGACGAAGAGAAGCTGATGAAGGCCGGGCTTAAAATCCTGGGCATCAAGCTCGACGGCTCGGTCGAAGAGGATGACGACGAAGAGGACGACGACGACGAAGACGATCGCCGCCCGTCGAAGAAGAAGGCGTCCAAGGACGACGACGATGACGAAGAGGACGACGACGAAGACGATCGCCGCCCGAAGCCGAAGTCGAAAGCCAAGCCGGCTGACGACGATGACGAAGAAGAGGAAGAGGACGAAGAGCCGGCGCCGAAGCCGAAGAAAAAATTGAAAGCCGCACCGCCGCCTGACGACGATGACGAAGAGGAAGAAGAAGAGGAAGAGCCGAAACCGAAGGCCAAAGTGAAGGCGAAAGCCAAGCCGGAGCCCGAGGAAGAGGACGATGACGACGAAGAGGAAGAGCCGAAACCGAAGGCGAAAAAGAAAGCCAAGGCCGAGCCCGAGGAAGAAGAGGATGAGGCTCCCAAGAAATTCAAGCGCAAGGCGAAGAAGGCTGACGACGAGGAAGACCTCGACGATGAGCTGAAGCGGCTTGGCGTCTGATGGAACGGACACCTGACCGCGTGAGCTTTGCTTACGGCGCGAAGATGCCTGGACCTGTCAAGTGGTCGTCGGTGGACTTCCATGTGTCGATGTCCACCGACGTGCTTGACGGCGAAACACCGCAAAAGGCTATCGCCCGAGCGCGGAAAATCATCATGGCGCAATGCGAGAGGGAGCTAGATGAAATCGAAAAGAGCAACAGCGCTGAAGACGACGACT